AAAACAGAATCTCCACCTATTAAAAGGTTTCCTTCAACTTTCATATCTCCGCCAACATGTAATGCATATTGTGGATCTGTTTTAAAAACTCCAAAATGTGAATTTGTTGTACTAACTACAAGAGCATCAATAAACCCTGACGGCTTTCTAACTCTAACTTTCCAATCATGATTAGATAATTGATTTTCACTAACAAATGATGTACCTACTACTTTTAAAATATTATTCTGTGCTAAACCAATTGTAAGTCCGCCGGAATTTTGTACAGTTAATGCACCAGTTGTAGTTGCACTTGCATCTGCAGGAAGAAATTTTTCTGCTGATTTAACATTTCCTAAAGAATCTCTTAACGCACTAGCTTGATCAGCAATGCCTCTAAATCTAAAGTCAGCTAATGCAACAGGAGTAAATCCTGGTTTAATGTCGCCTGTAATTCCAGCAATAGTATACCCAACTGCTGGTGTAAATTCTGTATTACTCCATACACCAACTGTTGTTCCAGCTATATTCCATTTTATTACTATTTGACTATTATTAAATACATCAATTAATGTAATAACTTCAGGTCCAGTTTTACCTTGTGCTGTACTATAAATTGGTCCTGCTAATTCTAATTGCGAACCGTCATAAAAATAAAGTTTCTTATCATCACTGTCAATCCAAAGATCTCCAGCAACCATTCCTGCTGGTTGTTGAGGTTGTACACTTGGTGCACCACTAGTTCTAAATCCTACACCGTCATATACTTTTATTCGTTGTGTTGCTGTATCATACCAAAGCTGTCCTATTAAAGGATTGCTAGGAGCTGAAGATTTAGAAAAGTTCTCTAGCATCTTAATTAAATTTTCATTTAATGATTCGCCAAATCCTGAATAGTTTTTTCCAATTAAAGAAATATCTGTTGTAGTTGTATCTAACTGTCCGTCAACTAAGTCAACTAATAAACTTCCGTCTGTTTTATTTAATTTATAACTCATGATACGCCCTCGCCTGCATATATGATATAATTAATAGTCATATACGGATTCATAATATCCATTGCTTGTCCAATAGTTTGTCCTGTTAATACGCCACCGCTAGTTGGAAAGGCTTGGCCTGCTCCTGTACCTGTTGGTGAATCATATGTAATAGCTTCTGCATCATTAGGTGTTCCTGCAACATCTCTAAGAGCATAATATTGATCACCACTATTTCCACGTAAGTCATGTTCGTGTTCTGGTAAATTTGTAATTGTTACAGATTGTTGTTGTTGCCCTGAATGTGTTCCAATATTATCAGCCGCTGAACTTGTAACTGTATTAGCACTTGTGCCGCCCATATTATCTGCACCTAAAGGCATTCTACCTCTTAAGTCTGGTAAACAAAAATATCCACCTGTAACTAGTGTTTGATCTTTAAAGTTATATCCTATTACATCATATAGATTTTGATTAGTGCCTATTAATACTTCTCGTCCATCGCAAATTAACCAACCTACTGGCGCTATTGATCCACCATACGGAGTAAGCATTCCAATAGGCATAGTTGCAATAGCTGAAAATAAGTTATTTCTATTAACTTTAAATACACCAGTTGTTCCACTTACTCTGTTAATTAAAATTTCATCGTCAGCTTGACTTGTAGCAGAATCTGTTTTATTAGCAATAAACGTATTTGCAATTGATGTTGTAAATGTTTTAGTACTTTCGTCTTGTCCGTCAAACGTAAATGTTGGTGCTGAAACATCTCCTACCATTTGGAATGTTGTTGGACTTGCTAACTTGTCTGAAGATCCTGAACGGCCGCTAACTGTACCTGTAATATTTCCTGTTACGTTACCATGGAATGTTTGTGCATAAACATTTAACCATTGTTCATTAACTGTTCCTAAGTTACGTGCATTTGTTAGATTTGGTACAATGTTTTGTGTTGTAAGTAATCCTGCAATATTACTATCGCCGCCAACAAATAGCCTTTTAGCAATTCCTACGCCGCCTTTTGTTGTAATACTACCTGTAGCAATAGTTGATGAGTCTGTAGTACCTTCAACTAATAAACTACTATCAGTTTGAATATTACCTACAACATCTAATGCTTGGTCTGGTGATAAATTATTAATACCTACTCTAGATTGCGAGTCAATTCTAACAACCGTTTTAACTTCGCCGGCGTCATTAACTCGTATATCAATATTAGATCCTGATGTTTGGTGAGCGATAATACCTGCTTGACCTTCAACACCAATTGACATGGCGCTATCTGCTCCAACAATAACACCAGAATTGTTTTTAATTTTAAGTGCAAACAAACTTGTGCTTGTTACATCGTTTCTTAAAAAGCTAGAGGCAGGTACTATAGTATTTGCAATAATTAAGTTTTCGGCTTTTTCTGCTGTTCCGTAATATTTTCCTGCACCATCACCTGTAATATCTGCTGTGCTTAAATTATAGCCCGGATAAACAGTAGTAAATCCTGTAATAACAATCTTAGGTGTAAATTTATCTGTGGCAATAATTGCAACTGTTTTTGCCTTAACTTCTACTTGTAAAATTGTATAGGAAACATTATCAGTTCCTGTAATAACTGCTGGCTTGACACCTGTTGATAATCCATCACTAAATGTTGGACCTACTAAAATCCATCCTGATCCTGTATAAAGATAAAGTTGTTGATTATCTGTATCAACCCAAAGGTCACCTATTACTGATTGGTTAGCGGCTGGTTCATTTGTTGCTTTCTTTAGTCCACTTGCTGATATCCAATTTGTACCATCGTAAATCTTTAATTGATCAACACCTACTGTAGTATCATACCACAGTTGTCCTTCAACCGGATTTCTTGGAGGAGTATTAAAAGCAAAATTTTCTAATAAATGCAAAAAATTATCCGCAATAGCAGTACCATACGCTGTAGTATTACGACCTGGAATATCTAAACTTGTAACCTGGTTAATGGTATTATCTTCAACTGTAATAGTACCTTTATTAGCTAGGTCTGTATGTGATACTGTATATGCCATTTTTTATCTACGCCTCATTAAAGCCAGTTAGACTTTGTACCCTAACGGTATAATCAATTTGAATTAATCTATTTAAACTTTTTTGTACTGGATGGAAAATTACATGTGTTAATAATCGTCCTGTACCAGATTTTGCATAACTAACAAGTCCTAGCTCATCAAATACATAAAGGCTTTCAGCGCCGGTTGCATTATCAATTGCATCCTGTCCGCTAGGTTCACCATAATCTAGCAAACAAGTTGCTAAAATATCTGTATAATTTGTACCACTAACATGTCGTGTTTCTAACTTATTTCTTGTAGGATCTGTATTATTAATTGAATTATCATCAATTACTTTAGTATACGTTTGACTGTATAAACTAGCGTTTGTGCCCGTTGAATTCGGTGACAAGTATGTAATAATACCTGTAGGATCAACAGATGTTCCGCCATTGCCAAATACCATGCTACTAACAAAGCCTTGGCCTTGATTTGCTAAACTATCTGCTAATGCAATACTCATATTTTCATAATGAATTGCATTACGTTTATCCACGAGTATTTCGCCCGTCTCCGGGTTATGTATTTTGATGTGTCCTTGTAAAAGTACACCGTTCTGTTCTTTAATATTATCTATCATATTTTTTATATCCTACTAGTGTATTTATTTAGGTAACGTAACCTCTTGGCTTCTTAAGAAACGTGCTATGTTGTTTTCCTGCCTATGTAATGGAATTCCTGGGTCAGTCCAAGTTCTTCCCACCCTTCTCACCACTATAATCTTGCTATTAATAGCTGGTGTATCTAATAATGTTATTGTAGAGGTTGTACCGTCTACACTAAATTCAGCTGGTAATGTAATATCACCTTCTGGACTGTCTAAATCACTAGTTACATCAAACGAACTAACAGCATTCTTACGCATTCTCTTTCCTGCTACAAAAATTTCAAAATCATTAACAGACTTTGGAATAAAATCAACTGTAACAGCTTTTGTTGACCCATCGGCATCAAACACCTGGGTTAACGTTTCGTCCTTGTATGGCATTGTTTGCATGAAAGACTGATCAAATAAATCTGACCCTGTTTTATGTACTTCTGCAATACCTGTACCTAATGTGCCTCTACGTAGTTGCCTTATTACTCCAGCTTCTTTCAAATAGTACTCAATACGCTCACCATTTATAAAAACTATGCCTGGAATACCTTTTTCTTTGTTTGGAGAAGGTAAATTCTCATGATTTGTTACATAAATCTTACTATCTGACCAATTTAAGTCTTCTGCTAATGTGTATTTATTATTATCTCCAAGACGTTTATAATGGGTTCTATTAAGCATATCTTTAAAGATTCTAAAACCAAACTTTGGAATCATAATGTTATTTGTAAAGTGAATTATTTCGATCTTATCATTGGGATCAATATCAACTACAATTCTAATATGCTTCTTATCATCAGTAACATAATAATCAACACTAGGAGTTAATAATAATTTATTTAATGTAACCCATACATATTCAGCATCAAAGGCTTCTTCACGTAATCTAACGATTCCTTTAGTTAATTGATGATATTCTGTATAAGAGTCAGTTCCTATAGTAACTACATTTCTTTCCACAACATCAAACGTTTCTCTTTTAATCTTTCTAATGTCATGCTTACTAAATTGATAAACTGTTAACACCTGACCACTAGTCGGAGCTATATCAAGATAAACTTTATTTGGTGTTGAAACAAATAAACTTGTAGTACTATCAAAGTATCCTAATTGATAATCACCGGAATCGATTACAAAAATCTCTAACTTATCTCCAATTTTTCCAGTAGTTTCAAATAAGACAACTGATGCATTAAATGTATCCCATCGATATGTAGTATTAAGTAGTTCAACATCATTTAAGAATACTTTAACATTTTCAGCACTAATAGAAGCCGTTGTAATTTGCCATTGTCTTAATTGATATTCACGTTGTGCTTCTACTGTATATTGTTGATTGTATCCTGCATTTAAAATCGTATTTCCAAGTTTAACTATAATGTTGTGACTAGCAGGATCGCTATTAAACGGAATTTGACTTAATGTAAATATTTTGTTAACATTGTTTCCTGTAAACTCTTCTGTTGCTACTTGACTGAACGTTTGTGTAGCACTATCGTATATTACATATTCAATTACAGCGCCATCAGTTGGTACTGTTCCTAATTTAAAAACAACTCTACCTTTAGTTTCATATGTAATATCAGTCTCTGCAATATCACTAGCTACTGTTTCACCATTTACTTTTAATGTATATGATAACCCTGTTTTGTAAATAATCGATGTAGCAAATTGTGATGTTGAACCGTCACCAATAAATCTATCAAAATCTATAATTTTTTCGCCATTGTTTGACATTGTTGAAATATGTACTGGAACACCAGTTGGCGGTGCAGTAGTAATAATAACTTTTTTAGTTTGATAATTTACAGTATATTGTGTAATATCTAAAATTACTCCATCTACTTTTACAAACAAATCTGTTTGACTTGCTGGTAATTTAGTAACAGGAAATTCAGTAATTACTCCGTCGCCAGTATAATTATGACTACTAATAATACTTGATCCATCTGCTGTTCTATCAAAAACTTTAAAATCAACTGTGTCTAAAATTTGTCCTGGAACTAATTCTTCTGGACCTTTTGACGTTAACTCTGTAACAAACCCGTCGCCGTCGACAACAATCTCTTCTGATAAAATTCCTTTAGCTGATGTATATGCTAAATCACCACCTTGTAATAATGTATCGTAAGCATCTGGATCAGGAATAAAACTACCATCACTAGTTGATTTTCTAAAAATAATCGTGTCGCCATCAACTGTTGGTATTAGTTCTTCATTTATTGTTATTGTAGTTGCAACGCCATCACCTGTTATTGATTGCATTTTAGCATTTACGTTTGCTCCAGGATTACTTTCGTCTACATAATTAGGATCGTCTACTCTAATGCCATTTTTATAAACATTGTATACAATATCAACTTCTAACGGATTAGCAAGTGTAAACACATTTGTACTACCGTCTAGTTGGAAAACTTCATCTTCATATGTATTGTCATAAGTGTCCCAAGTTGATGTATAATACGGTTCTGAACTCCATCCCGAGCCGCCACTAAAGTTGAAACTTTTAACTTCAACACCACCATAATCAATTCCATCTACAAGTTGTGCTATGTCATTTCCTAGCATTCCTGTTGTTGGTGCATAAAATAAATTAATACGGTCTTGTGCTTGAAGCATATTAATTGCTTTACTATATTGCACTATAATAATGGCACCATTAGCTGGTGGTTCAGTAAATGTTATACGTCCTTTAGAACGTGTATATGTTTTAGTTGTATCTACAACATTAGCAAACGTATATTCACTTGTTAATGATTCAATATTACTAACCGTAATAGTAATTTGACTAGGTCTTAAATCCATTGGCCATGTTAGATTAAAATTAATCTCACTTGCATTACCTGTAAATGTTTCGCTTTGAGTTAATGTAGTAATTAAGAATGTTCCTGAGACTCTATCATATTTTGATACAATATGACCGCTTCGTACTTTACCATTACCTAATTTAGCATTAACAACTGCCGCAGTACTACCTTCAGATTGTGTTCCTTCTATAGTAACTGTAGGTGCTGACAAATATCCTGTACCAACATTTGTCATTTTAATCCAAGTTATCGCTCCGCCTGTTCCTATATATGCTTGTGCTTTTGCTCCAGTTCCACCGCCGCCTGAAAGTGTAATTAACGGTACTTCAAGATACCCTGTGCCTCCGGTTTTAATTAAGATTGCTGGAATTTCATATCCGATATTATCTGCCCAATACTTGTTTGGATATGTTGCTGTTCCGGGATCTACACCAACTAATGCGTTATCTGTTACTCTTAAAGTAGTTGGTATAATTTTACCATCTTGTTTACTATAAGCTGGTGGTATATCAAAATCAGTAACTGCTGAATTTGTAGGTTGTGTTTTTGTATACGAACTTAAATATTCTCTAACTTTAGTCTTATATGGTTTTGCTTCGTTAATAAAGTCTTGGTAACTAGACAGATTATCATTCTGAAAGTTAATTTTTTGCGATAACTCACCAATATTGTGTTTAGCTTTTAAGAAGCTAGACTTGAATGCCCAGTCAACATATAATTGCTCATTGAACACATAACGTATACTTGCAAAAAATAACTTGTTATATTCTATTGCAAGATCATCTATAAAGATATGGTCACGTAATGTTTCTAATAAAATTCTAAATTCTTGAACTGGTTGATTATCAAAATCACTTGTATCGTAACTTAAAGAATCATATCCTATATTAAATGTTGGATAGTTATATAAACTTGTAGAGAATTTAATTGTTCCGTTTTCTTTACCAATTGTTGCATAGTTTGTAGTATAATCAACAGATACATCATTACTATTTTTTCTTAATAATAACCAGCCTCCTGACCCAACTGTTTTAATTTTAATAATGTCACCGATATTATCATTTAATGAAGCTAATTGATAACTTTCATCTATTAAGTAAGTAACATCAGTTGCCCAACTATATCCCTCTTTATACCAATCAACATAACTCCAATATTGCGTTACATTATAACTTTGACTCGACGTACGATCCCATAATAAAGTAGTAGTATTGTATGAGAAAATTGCCCATTTATTACCAACTGTTTCATCAGCTTTAACTAATGCACTAAACTTTCTAACTTCAATTGATGTAGTACTAGCATAATCGTTACCTGCATACTTAATAACTGCTGAATTAACTTTTCCTAAAGTGTCAATAGTTAAAGTAATGTTAGCACCGGTACCAGCACCAAGATTTGCAAACTCATAAGTTGGTGGTACCTTATACCCTCTCCCTGGATTAGTAATTATAACGTTAATTAACTTACCGTTCTCCCAAGTTGGTGTTAATACTGCTTGGGTTACTTTAGCTGTTCCAACAAATCCTATTTCTGCAAAGGTATCTACTGTTGCATCAAATCGTCTAGAACTAATAGTTGGTAGTTTATCTAGTTTTTGTAGATTACTAAGATCGAACTCATCGACAATTGTATATTTTGCAAGTGTTGTATTAACCCGTTCAATAAACTGCTTAACTGCTTCAAGTCTATTAACAAACATTGTTTGCCTAGGACTATTTAAAATTCCGTATTTTTCTTTTTTGCTTAGGTTATCGTCTGGAACTAATCTAAAATTCTTATCCCAACCAATTAAACTGTCAAACCATTTATTTTCTAACTCTGCTTTAGGTCTACTTGTATCCAACCCGTCACTTATTAATTGATATTCATTATGAATATTTGTTGGATTATCAATAGTCCAATAACGGAAGTTAATTGCTGAAGAATCTGCTGATATTAAATTTAAACAATTATATAAAGCAAATCTATTATTTGAAAACGGTGCAATATATTGATATCCTTGTGCTTGTGGATCTTCAATTAATTGTGCTACATCATATGCACTAGTTTTTCTAAACTCTTTTGCTGGAATAAATTTTCTATTCTTAACCCAGTAATAGTACTTGTTAGTAAATGCTTGAGCAACTTTATCAAATACTCTTGCTGTTACTAAAGTATTATCATCATACTTAGGTGTTCCACTAATACCCTTTGTTAAGCCTTCTTCTGTATCTGCGTCTTCTAACCATTGCGAAGGTTTAAGAGTTGTTTCAACCCATTCATAAATATCAATTGACGCTCCTACAAACAATTTATTCCAATGAGCTGTTTGATAAATTATGTCACCTTGGTATGGATTATAAAATTTTACTGTACTTAGATCCCACCACAGTTTTCCAACACGCTCACTTCCCCAATAATTACCTTCGTCAACTACAACTGGACTTACTCCTGAAGTATAAACTGCTGGATCATACGGTGTTTTAAAAGAAAGCTCTTCTTCGGCAGTACCTGCAATCTTTCCTTGGATAGAGTCAATATAATCTATTTGTTTAGTTAATTTCTGTGTTGATATATCATAGATAAAAACGCCTTTATATTGTTTTATATCAACTTGATCAATTGGTTTGCGTAATGTAGTCCAAGATAATTTAGTTCTATCACGTTTAAAATTAAGTATTGTCCCCATATTATTATCAGTTGAGCTTACTGTTAACTCAGGCATAGCAACATATACATGATTATTTTTAAACAAAATATTATCGCCAAATAGCCGTGTTGTTGGATTATTATAAACAAAGCGTTCACTATAAATTAATGTATCATTAAATCGTTGGAACATAAGTACTTGTCCACTATCTTCATTTCTACTCTTAAATTGTGTAAGATTATTATCAAGTGTTGTAGCAATTGTAGTGTTAGCATCAAATGTTGTTGTAGAAACAAGGTCGCCGCCTTTTGAAGCTATAATTAAGTTATCATTGTCAAAGTCTAAGCTGGCTCCAAATCTTTCTGCTACATCGTTTTCTGGACTATAAATTGTTTGATTTAACGTATATTCGCCGTTGGTTAGTTTATAAACGTAAACTACTCCGTTGTCATTTTGAATAGTATCATCTAATGGACATCCAACAGCAAGTAATGTTCCATCATCTGACATTGCTATTGCTGTAGCAAACCCAATATTTGCAGTTGGGGTTGTAATTGACTGACTATATTCGTAGTGACCGTTAACTTCTCTATAAACTATTACTTCTGATGTTGACCCTGTAAATTTAGCTACAACGCCTAATACAGTTCCAGTTTTATTTGTTGTAAACGGCTCGGCAAAGTTAGTTAACGTTGTACGATCAATAACTGATTCACTATCAACACCTAACCCGGTATCATTAGGAATATGCCCTACATAGTCTATATGGCTTGATAATAATGTCCATACTGTGCTATTAAAAGTATCTGCAGATAAATTAGTTTTACTTTGATAAAATAATCCAGTATATAGAACTATATCATTTTCATAATATATTTGTGAATTACTAAATGGTCCTTTATAGTTTTTATTTTTAGCTAACGCAAAAGTAAAGGCATTTCCAGTTGAGTCTACTCCATGATTAATAAAATATACCCTGCCGGCATTGCCTGGACTATTAATATCGTTTGTACTAATATAAAAATGGTGAAGTTTGTCGTTAGTAGCAAATGACATTTGCTTACCAAGATACTTATTAGTTCCTCTATCAGGAACTATGTATCCATATTGGAATGAATATTCTCCGTTGCGTGTTTTATTATATGTACAGTACATTCCTTCGTTAGTATACGCTCCTGCTGTGCCGTCAGTATGCGTAGGAATATTATAAAACTGTTTCCAGTCTTTATTTAAAGGTACTGGATAATTTGGTGTACGTGCAATTCCCGTTACTGTACTACTAGAATAAAAATGAACTTCTAGTTCGTTTTGGAAGGTTGACGCACCAATTAAAAGAAACGCCGAATCATCATTTTTAACAACAACCATTTTACCTGTAGTCGCACTATCCATATCTGCATGATCTAATCTCCCCGATAGTCTATTAACACCTGCACTAATTCTGTCTTTAATGCTAATAGTACTAGTGGCACCATTGTTAACTCCAAAACTAAACGTCCCTACTCTATTCTTAACATATATTCTTGCTGTTAATAATTGTTCTTGTTTATATACAACTTCGGCTGTAGCGCCTGTAGTATCATCAACAATAATCTCTCCAATTTGAGGAATATAAGGATCGCCACTTAGGGCAAAATTTGTAAATGTTACATCAACAAACCCGCTCCATAAATCAAAAATTGTATGTGTTGAATCATTTAGATATGTGAATGACAATCCTAATGACATAGGATCAAACACTGAAATTGGGTCAGCGCCGCCTCTGATAGTATTAACTCTTATCTTAAATAAATCATTAGCATTTGCAAGATCAGTAAATGGTTTAGGTGATCGTATAAACCACAGTTCACTTAAATCAGGTAATCCGTTTTTATTATAAAAACTTAAATGGCCTAGTCGGCCGCCCTTTGTAGGATCTGCAACTTGATTTAATGCATATACTTCATCCATTGTATTACTAAATGGAACTGGTGATCTTGATTCAGCTTGTGTAATATAATCTTGTACTACAAAATTTGGTATTGTAATTTGTTGATTCGTTCCAAGTAACGAAGTAGTAAATGATGGAAATCCATCAATCTTCCACCAGCCATCAAACGTAGCAACTGCACCACTTGGATTAACTAATGTATACGTACCACAACTAACTGCATTTAAGGAAATTGTATCAGTAGCATTAAATTGACCACTAACATTTTCCATATAAATTATTGCTTTATTAATATCACTAATCCGCATATATGCTATCTCACCAAGTGCTGATGAAGATGAAAGTGTATCACCAACTGCTGGAATTCTTATTAAGTTATCAACATATAATACAGCATCAATTTTTGACGCAATAGTTTTTGTTCCTTCAAATGCTGATACTCCAGGTCCTGTTGATCCCCATGGTAGAACTCCACTTGGATAATTTTGTGAGTATTGATTCCAGTTAAGTTGTATAGCATCACCTGCCGCTGATCCGTCAAATTGTGTAGCAGGAGCTCTAACTAATATGTGTGTTGTAGTAACATTTAAATTATAATCACCCCGTATTGCATACGCTATTGTAGGATATGAATTAGTTCCAGCATTGTAATTTGTATCGTGAACAACTGATGTTGAATAAAAACTAGGAAATGTTAACGCACCTGTTGCCGCTGTAATTGGCCATTGTGCTTCCCAGTAAGTTTCAAGATGTGATACAATGTCTCCTGCAACATACGATAGTCCAGTATTAAAAGGGCCTTGAAATTTAGTTTTTACATTACTAGCATTTGGGGCTCCAATAACTAGATAGTCTCCGTCATCAGTTAATGCAATACTTGATCCAAACTTTCCTGCTCCAGTATATAAATCTGTCGGAGCAATAAGTTCTTGAGATAGATAATAATTTACATTATCAGATGCTCTTAAGTAAACATATACTTTCTCTATTGTTTCTGCTGAAACAATTAAAATAGTATTTCTACTATTTGATGCAATAACTTTACCAAAGCCATCTCCAGGATAATCAGCTGTCGCTGGATTTGCAATTACTTGGTGTGAACTATAAACTGGAGAATTTTGTAATACTACCCAGCGAGTTGAATCATCATCGTCTACCCAAATTAGTTCTCCTGCCTTTAATTCACTATTAAGAACTTTAGCATTTGCTTCTGTTAAATTAGTTACTCTTGAAGAAGTAAACTTTGTAATAAATCCGTTTGCTGTTTCTACATCTGCTGTAGTATCGTTTTCATAACAAATTAAATTATCTAATGATACACTTTTAACTTTAAAGAACTTCTCAGCACCAGTAACATCTAACACACCTATAATTTCATCTACAGTATATCTAGCTTGGATACTAAGTTTAAAAGTTGTTGTACCGGCATCAGGATCTGAACTTACAGCTAATATTCTATCTGTAGTACTTACATACTTAACAACGTCCCAAGTTACGCCACGTTCCCCTACCCATATATAATCACCAACATTTAAAGTTGTAATACTTTGAGATAAAATATCGTCATACTTAGCAAGTGTTAACTTAACATCTTGTCCATTAACAAAGCCTGCTGTAGGAATATAATCATCTGCTTTATATTTTGTTGGAAAAGGTTTATGTGTATAGTTCTTAGGTTTAAGATAAACTTCGAACGGTCTTTGTCTGTAAATTAAATCTGTTTCTGTTCCTGAAATAGTATCTACTAACTCAAAAGGTTGTGGACTTAATTTAAACTTTGATTCATCTAACTTAAATTCAATTTCGTCAAACGCATCTGAAGAGCCATATTGGCCTAATTTTAGTGCCCACTCTTCATAAAATTCAATACTGTCTTTATCCGCACTACTTAATGCATCAAATAATTTTGTTAAACTATTCTTTGTACCTTTGTCTTGAATAAATCCTTGATAAAATTTATATTGACTAACATCGTCATGTATAATATTATTAAGATAACTTCTTTTTTGGTATCCAATTAAATGTTGTGCTATCTTTTGTTGCTCAGTATCAAAGTTATCAGTATCTAAATCATAATAGTCTTTAAATTGCTTTGCTTTATAATCTAAATTAGGAACTAATGCTGACGTAGGTTTATCATCTAACCGTACCCAACTTTCTACTTCAAAAGCTTCTGTTCCCGGAATACGTATTTTAGCAATATAATAAAATTCTTTATATTGTACTGTATCGCCGATATCATAATCTTGATAAGAGTTCCATTCAGTACAAATAGCATTGTCAAAAACAAATCCGGGAATATTTAAAGTACCATTCCAGTCATCTGTTCTATAACCTAAAACTTTAATTCTCTCTTGTCTGTATCCAGGTTCTAAATCATAAACAATATCACTGAAAACTGTAGTGTTGTCTATTAAAACAACATGCTCTTTTTGTAATAATGGTAGTTGAACAAAGTAGACTCCGTCAGCACTATTTTTAGTTGTTAGCTGAAACTCATTATTATTGCTTCTAAAAACATTAACGAACTCAGGTAATAACTTTTGGCCATCTGCTTTTAAAAGTGAATACTCATAAAAGTTACCAAAAACATTATCTGAAGCATACTTTTCTCTCTTAAATTTTAATTTATTTGCACCTGGACTTAGTGTTATAATACTACTAGCATCCCAGTTTTGTGTAGTCCAGAATAAAAATTCTTTACTACTTAACTCCCAGTTTTCAACTGCATTAATGTCTCTATTAAAATAATTAAAATCAAATCCTTGGGATGTTAACCATTTTCCGTACCCTAGTAAAAAGTCAACTATCTCTTGAACTGATCTAAATAATTGTCCATATGATAATTCCTCTGTAACTGTAGTATCAAAATCGCTTCTAAATATTGCCGATGTACCACCTGTAGTAGGTAGTTCAACTAATTTAGCAAAATTATCGCTATTAAATGCATCATCACTAAAGTGTTGTGTCTTAACTCTATAAAATTCGTTACTAAATGATACAGTTTGGCCTTGAACGTATGTTTGTTTAGCTTTCCATGTAACAAAACTATCCGTGACTCCTCCGATTATTTCAACTCGATCACCTTGTCTTGCACGATGCTTAAAGTATTTAAAATAAGGATTAGTTTTATTATATCCTTTTACAATAAATCCTGATGGTTGTTTCTCAATAATAACACCGCTATAATTTACAAGATCAACAACTGAACTTGTATTTAAAAATATTTTATAGTTTTCATCAGGAACAAAAACATTACCTTCATTATATGGAGTTCTACTATCTAATAGTAATTTAAATTTAGACTTATCTGTAAATCCTGCAACTTTAAATCCTAACTGATTTTTTATAGCTTTTAAGTTTTTCTTATAGGCTGTATAAGCTGTTAAAGTACGCGAGCCAATGTAATCAGCAATATAATTAACAATCCCTGCTGTACTAACTCTAGAAGTGTCAGCTTGTGTACTTGGAAAAATTAAATCTTCTAATCTAAGTCTTTTAGATGTTTCGCTATAAACAATTTCTTTGGCCGGATTTCTTATAATTCTTGATCTATCAAATCCTAATCCCATAACCTTAGTTGGTTGATTAAGAATCCAACTCAATAACATTGCAAACGGATATTCACTACTTCTGCGCCATGCTGTTTCAGTTGGTGCTTCATCACCAAACTCAAAAGGGGCTTGTGTTAAAGCAAGAACATAATTTTTAGCAAAATTACTATCTAATGGACTTAACAACTTCCCTTCAGAATTAACTGGTATATGTTTTGTAATATCTTTTCTTGCATACGCTGAAACATATTTTAATGCTTTGTTTGGTTCTCTAATTAACCCATCTTCAACATCTTGCCATAAAATTTTATTTTCACTTGTCCACGGAGCCGGTCCATATACTGTTGACCACCAAGTAGGACATAAAGAATATCCTAGCATTTCCCAAGGATGCGAATGAGGGCGGTCTGTATCATATGCTTCTTTATAAATTGCTCTCCAGTATCCTGGTAGTTTTGCGCCTTTCGGTGATGACATGCTACTATAGTTAAAAGTAAAGCTATTTGTTCTCTCGTAAAAACTATAATCAGTATAATCTATATTACTAACATTATCTAACCAATTTGTAAAATCAGTTATTAGGGCTTTGTCTCGTTGCCATTTACTAAACCCTGTATCCCTAGATTCGCCGCCGATAAATTCATGTCTATCTAATATTGTTGAATCATAGTTAGTTTTTATATTATTATAAATTCTTCTCTCTAATTCTAACAGCAAGTCGTCTCTAAAATCACCATAGCAAACAAAAATATTGCCATCGTGTCCTTGAATAACCTCTGTTGGTACTTGATACGTATCATCTATAAATTTAGCTGGTTCAAACTTAGGATATAATCCTAGCTTGGTTGGAGTTTGTGGAATAAAACTACCATCTGTTTTTTCATATTCGTAAATATCAATTATATCTCCTGCAACTTTTGTTTTTGTAACAGAAACAAAGCTAGGGTTATCAAGATCAAATGTGTAATCTTTCCCTTCAAGGAGTTGTATTCCGTTTTTATAAACACCGACTGCTCTAGCAGATATTTTTGTTAAATTAAAATCTTTTGCCAATGCAAAAAATACTGTATCTGGATTAGTTACTGGATGACTTACTCTAGATGATGTACCTGTGCCTATCATATCACTAAAGTAAAATGGCATATCATTAGTTTTATTTTCTACCACTTTTTTCATAACACGATCAAAGTGTTCTTTTGTTTCTCCATCAAATCCTAATAGGTTTGCTTCTTGCAGGAAAATGCGTCTAAACTTTCCATATTCTTTACTAGCAAACCTAACTGCATGAACAACATTTGCAGTTTGATCAGTTAGATGGAACAATGCAAGGTTAACAGGACCACTATGTTGTACAAATCGTGTTCCGTATGGAGTAAGGTTACCTAAGTCTCTTAGATTAGTTACTCCAGGAAACTTTCCTGTAAAATCATCTCTACGTTCAGCTATACTCTGAACATGATCTGAAACTTCACCTAATGTAAATCCAACAACATTATTGTTTAACGGATTTCTTTCTAAATTAATAGGAATTTCGTAATATCCGTTAGCGTTTTTCTTTGTAGCACTTGTAGTCTTAAGCACTAATACATCTTTTTCTACTAATTTTTTTACAAACGTAACAAATGCTATTCCATTAATCCTATTAATTACAAAATCTGTTCCACTATACTTTCTTACATTATTAACATAAACTATTACTGATAAGTCGTTAATATCTCCACTCTTATCATATACATCAACTGCAAAATCATTATCTTGAGTAGTTACAACGTACTGTCTGCAAACAGATTGTTTACTATCAGTTTTTGCTTTAGTCCACCCGGACGTATACGTAAATGTATTAATCGCAGTATAAACTCTTAGCAATCCTATATCTGTATGTGCTGTTTTTACTGCATTATCTGTTTGATATGTATAGGTATCGTTTAATAAGTTAAAATTAAACAAAATATCACCACTATTTTCTAATGCTCTATAACTTACTGAAAAGCCTAATTCAGGATCTGTAACAACACCGGATCCTATTTTGTAACTAAAAACTTTGTTCCCACTAAATGTTGACGCTGGATAATATGTTAAGTTTGCAAAACTATATCCCGATCCGTCATATAATTCAAATAACGGTGTTTGATTTAGTGATGTTTTATCTTGTCCAGCTTTCCATACAGTACCAGTATAGTACCACATCTTACCTTTGTAAGAGTCGCCATTAAGAACTAAAACTGTTTCGTTTTCAATTGGATTTGTGTCTGTTTCTTCAATAAGACTAATCTGTCTTACAGTATTATGTTTAATAAATTTTACTTTAAAGATTTTTCCTTGTACTCTACTATCTTTATCAGCAGTAAACAAAAGCCTCATATTATCAACGATATCTACTCCGTCAATATTATACCCTATTTGACCTTCTACATCTGAAAAGACGTCTTTAGTAAAGGTATCAAGTAAATCAATGTCATCTTTAGCACTAGTACCAAAGTTGTTTAATTTTAATCCTGATATAAATTCAATAATTGGGCGTTTTGCTCTATAGTCTTGATTAATTTCTGATGGAGTTCCGTTAATACCTGCAATAGTATCTAAAACGTCTCTATGAAACCAACGATTATATCGTGACCATGGACTTCTACTACTTGATGCTCTGTTAATTAATAGATAGTCTTTAGTTCCTGCAAAACTATTAGCATTACTATAAGGTAACCTGTCAAATGCTTCTGTATCAAACGGTATAGGTTTGTCTGTTGAATATGTAGCTGGAATTTTTAATGCTGTTTCGTTAATAAGTTGAATTTCAGTTCCGACACCTTCTACATACCATTCACCTGTAGCATACTTTGTTGGTGTTACTGTACCTTGGAAATATACTTTCATACCATTAGACAATGCATGTCCGTTAGTCATTGTATATGTTTTCTTACCAATGATTTCTTTTTCTACATCTATTGAAGAATTTTCAATAGCATCTGCAACTTGAATTAAGCCACTTGCATTAATATCATTACCGTTAACATAATATAAAGTATCAGGAGCGGTAAGATCTACAGTCCATGTAATTGTTCCTACATCAACTGTCTGTGTGCTATCATCTAATCCTTTAGAATATAATAAACTTGGATCTAAAGACCGAGCAGTTCTAAAAGTTAATGGCATTCCCAATGCGTCAATGTCAAAAATGTATGTCTGTCCGCGATATAACTTTAATGTTGGGTTTTGTGTTAGACCGTCTGGGGTAAAAACATATCCGTTGTTATCTAAGTTATCTTTTTTAGTTACGGTATACGTACTTACAATATTATTAGCTTGGCCAACAATACCTATACCTATTGGACCTGACGGTAACCAATAATATTCTCTAAAGTTTGTAAACTTATCCCAATCAATATTAGGATTCCAAGAATAATATTCTTGACTATTAAAAATACTATGATCTGTTGTTGTACCACCGAATGCTTTTGTTTGATTAATATAATCTAGATAGTCTTTATAAAAAAGAATATTATCTAAACCATCTTTAACAACTACGGCTGGTTCAAGTTGATAATTTTCTCTGTCACTATTATGCTCAGCAATATAAGTATCATTGGCTTGATATGCTTTAGCTATACGTCGACCAAAGTAACCATTTAACTTTTCTGCGACTCCAGGTTGTGTTAATTGATCTAAGGTTGCATTTAAAAACTTCTTATTCGTTGCTGTACGAAAATATCTTGGAAGTAATTCTGCACTTTCTCGTTTTGGTGGAGGAGTTGATGAACTTCCTGGAAGTGGATATTCATGTTGATCATCATTAAATGGCATTAGATGTTAGTCCCCTCGGAGCTAGTTGTAATTGACCCGGATGTATATACATTTGCACTTTGAATTCCTGAATTTGTACTCGTAGCTTCTGTTAAAACTTTACCAGAGGCCTTAAGTCTACTTGCTGTAACAGAGTCAATAATTTCAATATTATCAACGGTTGCACCACTAATAAAAATTTCATCTGACTCTGATTTAATTTCATATAAGCTACCAAACCCTTGTAATGTTTGATTAGGAACAACTACCATTGTTACTAAGTCTGGTGCATTTGTAGCCATAACATACGTACTGAGCTCTGAGAAGTAAAACGTATCCCCAAAGTCCCAATTATCTAAAGCAAAAAATTGATTGATTGAAGATATAACTGAGGCTTTAAGTGCATTACTATTAACAACTTGATCTGGATTCTTAACTATTTTAAAAGTTGCTTGTAAATCTATATCAGCACTTGAACCAAATAGGATTTTATACTTTACAGGATGATAAATGACTTCATCACTAATTGATTTAATCTTATTAATTTCGCTTCCGTAGTTATTAAACAAATTATCACTACTTGGAGGCAACGGCTTAGTTGCGATTGTGCCGTCTAAGAAATCTCTAAATGATGCGTCGTAACTTTTTGTTAATAGATATGTATCCATAATATTACTACTACTAGGATCAATTCTATTATCATCATCTGCCGCATGAATATATTGAAATTTAAGATCACTTCTTCCTACATGTGCTTTATAATCTGTAGTTAATACTAATACACCGGATGTTAATCTTTTAAATACTGCTTCTGTGTTTAGATAAAAAACTTGTCCTTCAGTATAAAGACTTAACGCACCTACAAAACTTTGATCTTTTTTTACTAGGATGCTTTCAGTAGCATTATTAATATATTTGTAGTCATCTAATCCATCTGATGTAATATATTTCTTTTGAAAAATATATTTTGTTAACGGATCTACTGTTTCATTAACAGT